GCACTAGCTATCGTCGTTGCTAAGACTGCTTACTCTTTGGGGCGCTATTGGTGGAACAGGGAGAGTCTGAAGGAGAAGTTTGTGCGTCGGGCGGATAAGGAAATTCGCGACGTTGACATAGTCTCAGTTCTTGAATTGGAACTTGATGATGTCATCGCCGAAGAGGAGGATATCCCCGACGCGCCGATGGCTGCACGCAAGAAACGTGTACGCCATGGCCTCTTCAGAAGCTACCTTGTTCAGCAGGGCAAGGCTAAGTTCGGTACGCCGCGAAGGTCCGCCGCCAACATGCTGGTTGTACGTAAACATCTTCTTGATGTTTGTGTCGATGCTGGATTAATCACTCGGCATATAAACCAGCATCTGGACATCGCAACAGCACTGGTGTTTGTGCCCAGTGAGGCGGAGTTGATCGGGCTGGCCGTTGCTCATACGAAGAGGAGCAAGGAGAGGGTGGGGCTCAGGGATGAGCTGGGCTGTGTCCAACCGGACATAGCATGATGGGGCCCAGAGAAGCTGGTCGGGTATGGCGGCAGACCGCGCCATTACCCAGGTATACGGCCAGTGTACTCGGGAGTCCCAAAACCGCGCAAAGTTTTATCAATGAGTCAACTATTGCGCGGCCACACAGTGCTGACTCACGACAATACCGTCGCCAACCTAGTTCATGGTGTTGGCGAACGCGTGTTATATGTAAACGCACAATTAGATACACCACCTGCTCCTAAGCGTGGTGCGTTTACACAGTTACGCGTCTACCGTGATCACATCGCACGGAAGGTGGGTAGGCAATCCCCTGTGACCCGCAAGCAATTTGCGGACTTCTACACGGGACCACGTCATGCCACTTATTCTCGTGCGGTGTGCGGGCTGGAACTTGTTCCAGTTCGTCCCAAGGACGCGTGGCTGAAGACCTTCGTCAAGGCTGAGAAACATAACATCTCGATCAAACCAAACGTTGTACCGCGGGTGATTCAACCACGTGATCCCCGTTACAACGTTGAAGTTGGTCGTTATCTTAAGCCAGTTGAGCATAGGATCTATAGGGAGATCGACAAGTTATTTGGCGGACCCACCATTATGTCGGAATACAACAGCTTCACACAGGCTAAACATTTGTACACGAAGTTCCAAAAGTTTAGTAAGCCTGCTGTGGTTGGCCTCGACGCGAGCCGGTTTGACCAGCATGTATCTGCCGATGCACTACGGTTCGAGCACTCATTGTATGACTTGATTTTCAAGTCACCTGAGTTGCGTCGACTATTAGAGTGGCAGATTTACAACGTTGGCAATGCCCGCGCCAGTGATGGCTACTTTTGTTACACCAAGAAGGGATCTAGAATGTCTGGAGACATGAACACATCGCTCGGAAATAAGATTCTAATGTGTTTAATGTCAAAGGCCTATATTGCAACTCTTGGTGTGCCTGTTGAATTCGTCAATAATGGTGACGATTGCCTGTTGATGCTCGAGAAGGAGCATCTGCCCAAGTTGAGAGGATTGAAGAAATTTTTCCTTGGGTTTGGCTTTAACATTGTGACCGAGAGTCCCGTTACCGAGTTCGAGCAAGTGGAATTTTGCCAAACCAAGCCCGTGTTTGCTAACGGGGTTTGGCGTATGGTAAGGAATGTCAAAACTTGCTTGACCAAGGATGTGACGTGCGTCACTTTAGGGCACAGTGTGAAGGAGTATAAAAGATGGTTGTATGACATAGGCAACTGCGGTTTGGCGACGTGTGCTGACGTCCCTGTACTAGGCTCGTTCTATAGGATGCTTAAACGCTTCGGTGAGAAAGGCAACTATGGCGGATCCTTCGACAGTGACTACAAGTGGTACAAACTCTCCAGCCGTAATGCTATGTGTCATTATGATACGCCCGATGAGTATGGGCGGTACTCCTTTTGGAAAGCTACAGGCATAGTCCCAGACGCACAGCTTGAACTTGAAGCTTACTTCGATAGAAGCGTCTGGGGGGATGATAAGCGCCAACTTGTCGAAAATATAGGAGATCTTTTGCAATGACGAAGACGAGG